CGTAAAGGGGATTGTATAATGTGGTCTGTCTTATTTCCAGCTCTACTACCAGCTTTAACAGATGGTGTTCGTGGTATCTTTGCTAAGTTTACAAAAGGGGCAGGTGGTAATCCTGTCAATGTAGCTGAACGCATACAACTTATGCAAGCAGAGACAGCTCGTCTACAAGCACTAGCAGAGATAGATAAACCAGCAGGTGAACCTTCTATCTGGGTTACTAACTTAAGGTCTAGCTTTAGGTATATTGCAATTATCATTATTTGGTTAGCAACAGTAAGTGCAGTATTTACTCCTTCAGTAGCTGAACCTATTACTCTAATTCTATTAGATTTAAGTGGAGCTTGTATGAGCTTCGTTATCGGTGAACGTATGTATCTTACTTTAAGGAAATAACATGCCAATTAAAAAAGGACAAGAAACTTTTAGTGGCTATAATAAACCTAAACGTACTCCAGGTCATCCCACTAAATCTCATGCTGTCCTAGCGAAAGAAGGAGATAAAGAGAAACTAATTCGTTTTGGTCAACAAGGTGTTAGTGGTGCTGGATCTTCTCCTAGTACTCCTGCTGAGAAAGCTAGACAGAAGTCTTTCAAAGCTCGACATGCCTCTAATATTGCTAAGGGCAAGATGAGTGCTGCATATTGGGCTGATAAAGTCAAGTGGTAATAAATACCTTGACAAACAAAGTCTATTGTGGTATAATTGTATTATAATTAAGGGATTTTAAATTGACATACTTAGAATGTGTAAATAGAGTTTTAAGACGGCTTCGTGAGAATGAGGTTACTACTGTCAATGAAACTCCTTACTCCAAATTAATTGGAGATCTAGTTAATGTAGTGAAAGTAGAAGTAGAGGACTCTTGGAATTGGTCAGCTCTTCGTACCACTCTAACTGCAGTTACTACTCCTACTCTATTTAACTATGTGTTAGTAGGATCAGGTACTCGTATTCGTGTACTAGATATATTTAATGACTCAGAGAATACAGTCATTGAACAACGAGGTACTAAGTGGTTTGATAAGGTTTACTTAACTTATGATCAACCTACTGGTTCACCTATGTTCTATAACTTTAATGGTGTAGATTCTAATGGTGATACTCAAGTAGACTTCTTTCCTATTCCTGATGCTGTTTACAATATTCGCATTAACTGTGTTATTCCTCAAGATGAACTAGTAACTGATGCTACTCAAATCTTAATTCCAGCTAATCTTTTAGTAGAGGGTGCCTTAGCTCGAGCTATTAGTGAGCGTGGTGATGATGGTGGTTATGCTGAACAAGAACAGCGTTATCGTTCTATGGCTTCAGACTTAATTGCTATTGAGTCTAGCCAACGTCTAGATGAAATGATTTGGGTAGCTGACTAATGGCAGGTCAATTAAAAGCTCTTAGCAATGCCGCACTTGGCTTTCTTGGGTTAAACACGCAAGAGAGTGGTGTGACATTAGAGAGTGGATATGCCACTAAAGCTACTAACTGTATCATAGATAAGTTTGGTCGTTTAGGTAGTCGTAGGGGTTGGACACCTGTTACTACAAATAATGGTACATTAAGTGATACTGATTATTTAGAAGCTTTATTTGAATTTATAGATACTGATTTAACTCCTACTATTCTCTCTTGTGGTGGTGGTAAGATGTATAGTGGTTCTACTACTCTTACAGAACTCCCAGTTAAACAAGCAGATCAAACAACTAATCTTACAATTACTTTTACTGGTAATAGATGGCAATTCTCACAACTAGCAGAAGGTGCTGGTTATGGTAATACAATGTATGGGTTTGCTGCTCAAACAGGTAATCCACTCCTTGTCTATCGTAAGAAAAACCATACTGATACTTACATTTGGCAACGAATAGGTGACTATGGTACTAAGCCTACAGGAGTAGCTACCTTTGACCCTGACTGTTCACATACAGCTTTTGGTCGACATTGGGTAGCAGGTGTTACTGGTGCTAAGACAACAGTTTACTATAGCCAGTTATTAGATGGTGCTCTATTTTCAGGAGTAGGTTCAGGTTTAATAGACATTGAGACTGTTGTTGGTAGTAGTGATGAGATTACAGGTATATCCTCACATAATAATTTCCTTATTATCTTCTGTCGTAATAATATTGTTATATACAATTCACCTGAAGACCCTACTAATATTACTCTTGCTGATGTAGTTACAGGTGTTGGATGTATTGCTCGTGACACAATTCAACAAACAGGTACAGATTTAATATTCTTAAGTAATAGTGGTGTACGTAGTTTTAACCGAGTAGTTCAAGATAAGAGTATGCCTATGCGTGACTTGTCTATGAATATTAGAGATGATTTAGTTACATATATTTCAGGTGAAGTACTAACAGAGATTAAGAGTGTGTACTTTGAGAGAGATGCTTTCTATCTTCTAGTACTACCTTCACTCAAACAATCGTTTTACTTTGACTTACGACAATCATTAGAAAATGGAGCTGCTCGTGTAACAACTTGGGAAGGTTTTATTCCTAAGGCTCTTTGTAAGACTAGAGATAGAAACTTGTATCTAGGTATGGCAGGAGGTATTGGAAGATACTTTGGATACTTAGATAATGAAGCTACTTATCGCTTAGAGTATTATACATCTAATATAGATGCTGGTGAACCCTTTAGTCTTAAATTCTTGAAGAAAGCTAGTATGGTTGTAATTGCTTCTGGGTCTCAAGATGTAATTTTTAAATATAGTTTTGATTATCAAAATGCTTATTCAAGTAGAACTTATACAAAAGACTTTGTTGGTGGAACAGCTGAGTATAATAAATCTGAATATAACATAGGTGAGTTTACTGCTGGTAGTGCTATTCAAGATATTACTATGCATTTAGGTGGTTCAGGTAAAATATTACAATTTGGTGTGGAAGTTCCTATTGAAGGTGCTCCAGTTAGCTTACAACAACTAACAATATATTTGAAAACAGGGAAGATGGTATAATGGCAAACTATGTAAAAGCAACAAACTTCTATACAAAGGATGCCTTACTTACAGGTAATCCTGCTAAGATTATTAAAGGCAGTGAAATAGATGATGAATATAATGCTATTGCTACTGCAATCTCTAGTAAAGCAGATACTACTTCTCCTACATTTACAGGTACTCCTATAGCCCCTACTGCTACTGCTGGTAATAATACTACTCAATTAGCTACTACTGCTTTTGTAACTACTGCTGTTGGTACTCCTGGAACAATGGCAGCACAAAATGCTAATGCTGTTGCTATTACTGGTGGTACAGTTGTAGCTACATTTACAGGTAATCTTACAGGAAATACTGCTGGAGTTCATACAGGTGCTGTAACTGGTAACGTAACTGGTACAGTTTCTGGTAATGCAGGTACTGTTACTAATGGTGTATATACAACGGACTTTACAAAATCTTTATCTTCTAGTGGGTATCAAAAACTTCCTGGTGGGTTAATTATTCAATGGGGAACAAATACAGCTCCAACTGATAGTACATCTGCTGCAATCAATTATCCAATTGCTTTTACAACAGCTGTTTTTTCAATCGTTGGTCAAAAACAAACACCAAATCCAGGAGCTGTTAATAGTGCTGTTGCTGGTGCATTGCCTTATAGTTTAAGTCAATTTCAAGTATTTTCTGAAGATATTGCAGTAAATGTTTCATGGATTGCTATAGGTTATTAAAAAATAAAGGTAAAATACAATGGGAATTAAGATAGGTAAACTTATTAAAGGTGGAGCAAAACTCTTTAGTGGAGATTTGTCAGGTGTTGCTGATATTGCAGGTTCCTTTGGTGGTGGAGGTGGTGGTGGAGGTGGCAATGGTATGACTGCACAAGCCCCTACGTTTACTCCATATGCAGTTACATCTGGATTTGGTAGCTCTAAAATAGATCCTAAAACAAAAGCTGCTAGTTATACCTTAGATCCTAGACTATCTTCTACTAGAGATAAATTCTATGCAGGTGCTGATGCGGCTATGCCTCAACAGTATCAGATGGACTTTGGTAAACAAGTAACTGATTATAGTATGGGTTTGTTTGATCGAGCAGCTAACTTAGATTTAGATGCTATGACACAAGATTACTTTAACAAGAATCTAGCTCTATTAGAACCAGCTCGTGCTGCTGAATCAAGTCGTTTAAACGATCTACAATTTAGTCGTGGTACTTTAGGTCAAGGTGTAGGCATGGGTGGTGGATATGTTAATCCACAACAGTATGCAATGCAAATGGCTCGTGAGCAACAGAATCAATCTTTAGCTATGGGTGCTGAAGATCGTTCTCGTGATATACAGGCACAAGACTTCCAACGTGCTGGTGCTTTATATGGTCTAGGTCAAAGTTATCTTACACAGCCTTATGAAACTGCTAATACTCTATTTGGTTATGGTACTAACATAGAGAACTTAGGTATGGGTACTATGGCTACAGGTATGAATATGGGCAACATAGCTACTACTTCTAATCAAAATGCTGCTAATATAAATCAAGGTATTAATAAACAAAACTATCTAACATCTTTGTATCAAGATTCTGTTGAAAGAGATTCTTGGAAAACAATAGGTGATCAAATAAAT